CTTCAGTCCAGTGCCTGAGTTCTTTCGTGGTAAACCCACAGGGAATAAGGTACTAAATGACAACTGTCGTTTCTGTGATTTCAGATACGAGTGTTGGCCCACGATGGTTGAAGAACCATCACGTATGAGTAAAGCAAAAGACCCCAAGACGGTGGCATACATAGAGGAATGAATATGGAAACAGAAATTGAACAACTTCAAGAAGAGATCAAGCTTCTTGAGGCGCAGCTAAAAGAACGAAAGAAAGAGCTGCATGAGAAACGGTATGCAGGTTTACGTGCAGCAATGGAAGCACGTAAGGACGCAGATCAAATGCTTAACGAAGAGTTGAAAGCATTGGGTGTACGCCGTATAAACTGGCACCCATTGTCTAATGGATGGTAAGCAGTTCAAGGCTGCGTTAAAGCATGGGTATAGGAGTGGGCTAGAGATCAAAGTAAAAGATTACTTGAAGGAGAAGAAAGTCAAGTTCAAGTATGAAGCCATCAAGATTGAATGGGAAGATTTGATGTACCGCACCTATACCCCCGACTTTATACTTGCAAATGGTATCATCATAGAAGTGAAAGGAAGGTTCACATCAGATGATAGACGCAAACACGTAGCAGTAAAGAAGCAGCACCCTGATCTTGACATACGATTTGTATTTGAAAACAGTAAACGTAAGTTGAGCAAAGGGGCAAAGACAACATACGCCACATGGTGTGAAAGAAATAAATTCTTATATGCAGATAGGGTTATTCCAGAAGAATGGTTGAAAGAGAAAGGTGTTGACAATCATCCAGACTTAGTAGTATTTCCTTATGACAAAATAAAAAGGAGCTAAACATATGCTAAATTCATTAATAAACTTTAACCCTAATGATTTCGTTATCCGTATCTCACCAGAAGTGGATGACAATGGAGATTGGACAGGTGACCTTACAGTAGGTATGCTGACAACAGATGACAACACGATGAAAGCAGATGACTATGCACATCTGAAAGTGTTGACTGACATGTTGATTGCTGCTATACCTTTAATGGAACAGGATCATGATGTAAGGCGTAAGCTGTTCAAGCTAGTTGATCAGATTGATGCTGATGAAATGGCAGAAGAGAAGCCGTTAATAGAAGAACGTGACGGTAACGTAGTTAAAGTAAACTTTTAGAAAGGAGATACGAATGGTAGACAATGTAAACAACCCACCACACTATAATCAAGCAGGTATTGAATGCATTGATGCCATTCGTGCCGCCACTGGTGATGGATACGAGCACTATCTACAGGGAAACATTATGAAGTATCTGTGGCGATACCGATACAAGAATGGTGTAGAGGACTTGAAGAAGGCACAGTGGTATTTGACCAAGCTTATTGAGGAAGTAGATGATAGTTAAAGTATTCTTAACCCTACACATAGATGAAGACGAATACCCAGTTCCTGTAGACGGAGAAGTTGATGAAGAGATTGACCAGAGTTTGCAGGAATTTATTTATGACATTGATGGTATGTCAATCAAAGCAATAAAAATAATAACGGAGTGAACATGAACAATTTTTTACCTACAGACTATCAATCATTCATTCACACATCACGGTATGCACGGTGGTTGGATGATGAACAACGGCGTGAGTCATGGCCTGAAACAGTGACTCGTTATATGGAGAACATTGTAGCACCTCTACTGGACAAGGGTTCAGATTTGAGTGTCTATGGTGAGATTGAAAATGCAATCCTAAACCTAGAGATCATGCCAAGCATGAGAGCTATGATGACTGCAGGTGCAGCAGCGGCACGTGATAACATTTGTATGTACAACTGTTCATACATTCACGTGGATCATCCATTTGCTTTTGACGAAGCAATGTTTGTGTTGTTATGTGGTACAGGTGTAGGCTTTAGTGTTGAACGTCAGTTTGTAACTAAGCTACCAGAAGTACCTGAACTGTACGAGAGTGATACTACAGTGGTAGTGAAGGACAGTAAAGAGGGTTGGGCTAAGGCTTACCGTCAGGTGTTGTCACTGTTGTGGGCAGGAGAGATTCCTAAATGGGATGTCAGTAAAGTACGTCCTGCAGGTTCACGACTAAAGACATTTGGTGGACGTGCAAGTGGTCCTGCACCACTAGTTGATCTATTCAACTTCACTGTACAGACATTCAAGAATGCACAAGGCCGTAAGCTATCATCAATTGAATGCCATGACATCATGTGTTTCATCGGACAGATCGTTGTAGTGGGTGGTGTACGCCGTTCAGCAATGATCAGCTTATCTAACCTAAGTGATGACCGTATGCGTCATGCTAAATCAGGACAGTGGTGGAACGAAGCAGCTTATCGTGCACTAGCAAACAACAGTGTGTCGTACACAGAGAAGCCAGATGCAGAGACATTCATGCGTGAATGGTTAGCATTGGTTGAGAGTAAGTCAGGTGAACGAGGAGTATTTAATCGTGAAGCATCTAAGAACCAAGCTAAGAAGTATGGCAGACGTGATCCTAACCATGAGTTCGGAACGAACCCGTGCAGTGAGATCATACTGCGATCTGGGCAAGTGTGCAACCTTACAGAAATTGTTGTACGTGCCACGGATGATATTGAAAGTCTTCAACGAAAAGTCCGTCTGGCAACAATTCTGGGTACTATCCAATCCACCTACACTAAGTTCCCATATCTGCGAAAGATGTGGCGAGACAATACTGAGGAAGAACGATTGCTTGGTGTGTCTCTCACGGGGGTAATGGACAATCCTCTTATGACATTAAGGAACAAAGGACTAAATGAAACACTTTCTCACCTTCGTAAAGTGGCTGTTGATACTAATGCTGAGTGGGCTGATCGTCTTGGAATTAATCCTAGTACTGCTATTACTTGCAACAAACCATCAGGCACTGTGTCCCAGTTGGTGGACTCCGCAAGTGGAATCCATGCACGACATAACGACTATTACATTAGAACCGTTAGAGGAGATAACAACGATCCCCTAACAACCATGATGAAAGATCAGGGTATTCCTGCTGAACCATGTGTATTCAATCCAGATACCACTACGGTGTTCAGTTTCCCTGTGAAGTCACCACGGGCTGCGGTTACACGTAATGATATGTCAGCCATTGAGCAGTTAGAGACATGGCTTGCGTATCAACGACACTGGTGTGAGCACAAACCATCGGTGACTTGCACAGTTCGTGACGAAGAATGGCTAGAAGTGGGTGCCTTTGTGTACAAACACTTTGATGAAATGTCAGGTGTGTCATTCTTGCCACACTCAGATCATACTTATCAGCAAGCACCTTATCAGGATTGCACTGTTGACGAGTATAAGGCATTACTAAAGGAGATGCCGAAGAAGATTGATTGGACTAAGCTATCCGCATACGAAAAAGAAGATAGCACAAAGTCAAGTCAGACATTTGCTTGTACTGGTGATTCATGCGAAATCGTGGACATCGGAGCATAGGCACTATACCTTCACCCTGTGTAAAGGTCTGTCGGATTGGTAACGATGGATACTGCACAGGGTGTTACCGTACTATTGACGAGATACGTGATTGGATGATCATGTCAGAGTACGAACAAAAGAAACTATTGTTTGAACTATTATGGAGAAAAGATGTGGACGATAATTAGCAGAGATCAATGTAACTTCTGTGATGATGCCAAGGCATTACTCAAGGGAGCAAACAAATCGTTTGTTGAGTACAATATTCAAACACCAAGCAGTGCATGGGTATTGTATTTACTGAAACGATCAAGTATAACAACAGTACCTCAGATATTTCACAATGGTGATCATATCGGTGGGTACACAGAACTGAAGGAGTATTTAAATGGGAACTCGTAAGCAATTTAGCCGTGCATTGTACGAAGCATATGATGCCCCTGCAAAAGATAAACTAGTGGAATACTTAGTTAATGCAGGGCATGATATTGAAAATGCACAAGAGGATTACAATGTAGATATTGTCTCAAAGAAAAATGATTATACCTACTTCAATGAGGCAGAGGTTAAACTGGCATGGAAAGGTGATTGGCCTACTGATTGGAAGGACATTCGTATTCCTGAACGTAAAGGTAGATTGCTTGAAAAATATGAGGGGGAGAATGGAGTGCTTAATTTCTACATCTTCCGTAAAGATATGAAACAAGCTTGGCGTATCAAGGATACAAGCCTGACGAAGGATCGTCTACGTGAGGCACATGGACGTAACATCTTAAAGGGTGAACTGTTCTATCACATACCCTACACAGAAGCAGAACTAATCAATGTAGCATAATCAGAAGGAGAATGCATATGAACAAACAACTAACTCGCAAACAACGTGGCCTTGGCAAATATGATGCACCGTTAAAATTTCAACACGAGAAAGGTTACAAGGATTTTCGGCAGGGGCGTGTCGTTAATCCATTCCCTGATGATACAATGCAGTACAGGGAGTGGGAACGTGGGTTTAACAAAGCCTACTTTGAGCAGTTAAAACGGGTGAAGGAGTATGAACAAGCTACAGGACGAGGCTAGAGCATTTATGGAAAGTAAATACGAGAACCTAAACTTCAAGTCATATCAAGATATGGCATCGGAGACTGCGATCTATAAACATGAACATCAAGTAATCTATCCTGCACTAGGTCTGGCGGCAGAGGCAGGTGAGGTTGCTAACAAAGTCAAAAAGATTTTACGTGATGGGAAGTTTGATCGTGAAGCAATAGCAGACGAAGTGGGAGATTGTCTGTGGTACATTGCTGCACTGTGTCGTGATCTAAATGTAGACATGACTGAGCTTGCGAGGAATAATCTACGTAAGCTACATGACCGAAAGGTAAGGGGTGTCCTCTCGGGGAGTGGGGACAAGCGGTAAAAACTAATCGGGCGGCAATTAAGCCGCCCTTTTTGTTTATTTCAAGAATGACATTTTACTGTATTCTAATACAGCATTTAAATTTTGTAAGCTAGTTATGTCAGGCAATCGTCCTTCATTGTAGGACTTAAACATTTGTATGCCATAGGCACGATCCTCTTTAGATAAACGTCCTAGTTGATCTGCAACTATAGCAAGTTGTGATGCACCGCCTAGTGCGGGATCATTAAACTCGTCACGTAAATCTGTGGCTGCTTCTTTAATAAATTTACGAGCAATGATGTGTTGTTCTTTTTTAGTTTTACCACGATCCTCAGCGATCTGTTGTGCAAGGTTTACCATTGTAGGAAATACATTACTGATAAATTCATTCTCAGCAATTTTATTCTCTGGTATACGTGACTTACTACCAAGCTGATACGTTGCGTCAGAGTAGCCAATCTCTCTCAGGTACTCACGTACATCAGAGTCACGTTCCCGTAGTGTAAGACCCGCATATAGCCTCGCACCACTATCTGGGCGTTGTA